AATGTTAAAGTTACATCTTCTGCATAAGTTACGCCTTCAACCACTTCTCTTGTTGGCCCATATACATTTGAATCTGTCATGGTTGCTACATTTCTGCCGGGAAGATTTACAGCCTCACATCTTAAAGAAATTTTACGGAGTTTTTGAATACCGCCTGCTCTTTCTCCGCCACTATATGCATTTTCTAAACCTCCGCCACCAATTTTTATAGGCCCATGTATAATCACTTCAAATCTGTTTGGAGTTGCATACCCATCATCATCATGATATTCAGACAGAATATCATTTAAGACACCATATGCACCACCTTCTAAAAATTTGGGAATAATTGCCATTAGATCATTTTCCTTGAATCAGACCATACTGCTCCTTCAGATGCTTTCTTAAATCTTTGTACAGGTAAAAGAGTTGCAATTGTAAATTCATCTGCATCAATCCTACGAAATTGAGATTTGGTATGTCCTGCTAAATACCTATGTAGGGTTGGTTTAATTAAATTTATATTTTTAAGTTTGCTGTAATTCACAATCAATTTTGTACTCTCATCAAATTTTGTGTTGTTAGAAAAATCAACCAATCTATCAAGTAACCTAACTCTTAAAGGGATTGGAAGGTAATGCATATTTATGCCCAGAAACCCATCTGGATATTTTTCAATTGGAAGTACAAGAGGAAAGGTATCATAGTAAGGTAATTTCTTTTTCCATTTTGGGTCATAGAAAAACATGTTAAGTCTACCATAAAATGGTATACTGCTTCTCTTACCATCTCGAATTAAATTCTGAGCTCCAGGCTTACCAAATTCCTTAATCTTGTCTTTGTACCATTCAGTAGATTTTGGTCTGCCTCTACTAGCATCCTTGACACTTTGTATATATTTGCTTACAGCCATATCATTATTATTTATATCGAATGTTGAGGTGATCCTCGGTTAATATCTTGAATTCCATATCATTATTTTCACACCATTCCGTTGCATATTTCCATTTTGCTTCATTGATATTCCATGTTTTTACCTCACCAAACCATCTTTTAGTCTTTCTCTTTGGATTTTTGGGGGGAGGTTTACATTGTTTCTTTGGTTTGACTTCTATGATAAATTTTTTAAGGGAACCATCACGCTGTTTTACCTTGATATAAAAATCTGGAAAATATCGGTGTACTCTACCATCCCAAGGAGATAAATAAGGTATAATGATCTCTTCACTGCCCCACTCAAGGATGGCTTTACTAGTGTCACAATATACCATAAATTTACGTTCCCACATGGAACGATAAATTATTCTTTGTGGATTGCCCTTATACTTTTTGGGATTTTTAGGAATGTATCGACCTTTATAAGACATGGTATATAAATAGTTTTGAATATTTAGGAAGGTTTATTTATGTCATTTTTAGATGTAGCAAAAAATCAAGTAACAAGTCAAATATCAGGCCGAGTAAACAGAGCAGTTCATGGCGGGTTAAGAAGAGTTGCTGGTAATCTGCCTGGTTCAAGTATTGGAAAGGGCGGCAACAATAATCCTAATAGTGCTGCTATGCAGCAAAAAACTAAATTCACAACTCAAAATATAACATATCCACTAAACGTAGAGGGTGATCCTATGCAGGGTCATTATATTATGTTTATGATTAATGAAGCAAATAGTGCAACACTACATGCTGAAAAAATTGGTATGACTGCTAAAGGTGTTGCTAAAAAATTAAGACAAGAAGCCCAAGTATCAGAAATGCCCTCTGGCCATGATGATGGCGGGGAAGATAGTCCCGCCAGCGGCGGAAGTGACCCTATTCAAGATAATCAAGTAAAAAATTTCAGGCCACAAGATCAAATAAAAGGGGGCGGTAAAGAAATGCACTCCCTTACACTAAAAAAACACGCAACTACTAGATTAGATACTGCAATATCATTGTATATGCCTCCTTCAGTAAGTGTGTCTTATGGTATGAATTATGCAGATAAAGAAATTGGATTAATGGCTGAAACTGGTGCTAAAGCAATTAATACAATTTTGGCCAACAAGGAAATGTCATTGGAGGCTGTATCTAATACAGCAACTCAACTTGGTAAAGATGTTGGAAAGGGACTTTTCCAAGGAGCTAAAATTGCGGGAATTGCTGCCCTTGATACAGTTGCTCCCGGCGCATCAACTCTAATAGCATTGGAACGGGGAGCAATCATAACACCAAGAATGGAAATGATGTTGGAAGGTGTTAGTCGAAGATCATTTAGCTATACCTTTATTTTCATACCCAAAAGTGTTCAAGAAGCAAAAATTGTTGAAGATATTATCTATGCATTTAAATTTCATATGCATCCAGAATATTTTGATTCCCAACTTTTTGGTGCAAGTGTTGGAGTGGGTAGAGAAATGACCATACCGAGTACTTTTGATATAGCATATATGTATCAAAATGGACCAAATAATTTTCTCAATAAAATATCAACCTGTTTTCTTAAAACTATGGACGTTCAATATGGTGCAGAGCGGTTTACAGCATACGAATCAACGGAAGGAAACTTTGGTTCCGGGCCTCCCCCACAAAGAACTCAAATTACTTTGGCATTTTCGGAACTGGAAATTATTACCAAAGAACGGATCGCAGAGGGATATTAATCATGTATTTTTCAAATTTTCCTATTATAGTATATGATGCCGTTGGTAATAATAACTTTAAACTTGTAACAAATTTATTAAAACGTGTTGGTGTTCGTGCAAAGGTTAAAGTTAATACCTTATTCTTTGATACATATGATGTTAAAGAGGGAGAGACACCAGAAATAATAGCAGACAAACTTTATGGTGATCCAGAACTACATTGGGCTGTATTGTTTGTAAATGGTATCACTGATCGTTATCACCAATGGCCTATGTCATCCTCACAATTTCTTGCATTCATTAATGATAAATACTCTAATGTCGATGCGACTCATCATTATGAAATAGCACAAACTTCCGGTGATACAACAATTAAAATAAACGTTGGTACAGTTAATACAGACTATCCTGCTGCAACACTAATTACAAATTTTGAATATGAAGAAGCACGGCAGGATACCTTACGTAGGGTTCGTTTATTAGACCCCGCCTATATTGGAACTTTTGTTGCTGAATATAAATCCCTCATGGCAGAGAGTATATTATAATGGCTGAAGGATTATCTGGTGCTGGTCAATTCAAAATAGATGATGCAAGAATAGTAACTTCATCAGGCCTTGAAGTTAATATTTTACCTTCTCTTATTTCAATTACCCTCTATGAAGATACAGAAATGATGACTGTAGCTGGTAATATACTTATGCAAGATAGTGCTAATCTAGCATCTATTGGCCCAATCATTGGCCAAGAATATCTACTTTTAAAAATAAGAACCCCCAGTTTTCAAAAAGAAACCGCAATCATAGATTACACCAAGAATGCGTTTGTGATTAATAATTTACAAGCCAGAAGTGATATAGGGAATAATGTGCAAGGGTATCTATTAAGTTTTGTTAGTCATGAACTTATTAAAAATCAAAGAACTAGGGTTAACGAAGTTTTACGTGGTTCTTATTCAAGTATGGTTTGTAATATGCTGGAAAATTATATAGGTACTAAAAAAGATATTTACTGTGAACCTACAACGAGAAACAAAAAAATAGTAACTCCAAATATCAGTCCATTTGGTGTAATTAAAATGGCCATGAGAGAATCTGTTTCTGAACGAGATAACAATGCTTCTTTCATGTTTTTTGAAAATATAAGAGGGTTTCATTTCAGAAGTTTGGCTAGTATGTATTCAGTAAAACCTCAGCTTTCATACACAACGTCTATAGCAGGTTCTAAGGTAGGTAAGGGCGGTAAAATTGATGTTCTTGCAGACCTACAAACTATTTTGGGTTATGAAATTGTTGGTAATAGTGATAGCATAGCAAATTATACTTTAGGAACATTTGGATCAAAACTTATTATTCATGATATTTTTAATAAAAATTATTCCACACATTTGTACAATTATTTTGATAGTTTTGATAAAGAATCACATATCGTTGGTATGAATCCCTTAACAAAAGGTAATTTAGATAATCCTATATACAGTGCTACTCCAGTAGATGACGCTGGTTCAAGAGTATCAGATTTTCCTTTCCGACAATTTATGTTTCCCACATCAATAAAAGATGTGAATGCTTTTTCGGATTCAACTTTTACCACATCTGATAATTCATATCCATTTAGTGCAAACGTACCTCATACGTGGATACAAAAAATAACTTCACAAAAAACTCAATTAAAATCAGGATTTTTACTTGATGTTCTAGTTCATGGAAATACATTACTAAATGCTGGTGATGTTGTTGAAATGAGTCTTCCTTATAAAGCAGGAATTAAGACCAGTAAAAAAGAAACAGAAGATAGGTTTTATAAGGGTGCATTTTTTGTTAAAAAAATTACACATAATTTTGATATGAGTGATGCTAAACACACTATGAATTTATTACTTGCAAAAGATTCTCTTGAAGAAGAAATAGCTGAAGCTAATTTTGCACCAGAATCAAAGAAAAAACCAATAGTATATAATGAACTTGAGGATTTTTATAGTGGTGCTTAAAACATAAATAAGAAGTTAATGGAATAAAATGATATGAAAACATTTAAAGAATTACAAGAAGGGGTTTACGATCCCAATATATTTAAAGCAATATTTCTGGCTGGTGGCCCTGGCTCAGGTAAGTCATACGTCACTAAGAAGATTACTGGTGGCCTGGGGCTCAAGATAGTCAACTCTGATCCTCATTTTGAAAAATTAATCAAGGGGGCAGGCCTGTCTCTAAATATGCCTGATGCTGAATATGACTCCCGTGAACCCTTGCGCCTTAGGGCAAAATCGGTACGTGAAAACCGAAAGAAAAATTATCTTGAAGGCCGCTTGGGAGTAATTATTGATGGTACAGGTAAGGATGCTGATAAATTGATTAGTCAATCTAATGGATTGATGGAACTAGGATATGACACTCATATGATATTTGTCAACACTTCTGTCGATGTTGCACTTAAACGTAATTCAGAACGAGATCGTAGTGTACCAACCCCCATTGTGGTTAGTGCATGGAAAGCAGTACAAAATAATATTGGCCGATTTAGTCAACATTTTACTGGAGGCCATTTCGTTGTAGTAGATAATAATGATGCAAGTGAAGATGAGCTCGCTAAGGTTCAGAAAATTATACGAAAATTGGTTAAAAAGAAGGTAACCAATACCAGAGCCAAGAACTGGATTTCAATGGAATTGGCTAAAAAAAGACGATAATCCCTCATTTTTTTCTTGACAAAGCCCTCTAAATGTGGTACTATTAAGTATGATGAAAATTGAGGGAAATTTGATTACCCTAAAGGGCACCACCGGCCACGGTAAAAACCGTATTCGGGAACATGGTGATCTTTGGGAAGTCCTAGACCTTCCCCCCGGCGTCATAAACATGACTCCCAAACCCCCATTACCCCCCATAAAATCACTTAAAACAGGTGAGTGGCGGTGGTTGGATGATATTAATTTTGAGTTTCGTTTAGAATCAATGACTTAGCGATGACGATTTTTCTTGACAAATCTCATTCCATGTGATACAATATATATATGATGAAAATTGGTGATAAGGTTGTATGTAACTGGGGAGCTATGCACCCCACTGAAGATGCAACGGTGATTAAAATCGGCCTTGACGGCAGGATCGAAATTGAGTTTGAAAATGGTGGTACTATGTTCATTGGTGCAATCAAGGAAGGGAAAATCGGATCGAAGGATAAAACTGGTTCTCCCATTGGAATATATGCTACATAATGAATAAGGTTGATAAAACCACTCCCACATATACCAAAGATTGGTATCTAAAATGGGTTTCGACAATCATATTATTGTTCGGTATAATTCTTACCGCCAATAATGTATATCCCCACAATTTGTATGTTAATGCGGTAGCCCTCTTTGGATGGATTATCGTTTCCATAATGTGGAATGACCGGGCATTGATTGTCATCAATGTTGTTGGGTTTACAATCTACTTGAATGGAATTATTTCTTATCTTGTGAAGTAGTGACAAATTTGTCACAAACTTCTTTATTCTCATATTTTTTTATTTTTTTGTTGACAAATCCTTTTGGATATGGTAGTATTAGGTATGATGAAAGAGAACGTTAAATCACTGGATTTTGTATCCACCGTCCCATCATGTTATGGTGGTGCCGTTTCTCATAAGTTAAATAAGATTATCTCCCGGGCCAATAAAAAGGGTTTGGACGGTATGATTTCATACACGGTTTCTGACCCCTACATTGTTAAAAAGCGGAATCATCCTGACGCTCCGATTGTGGAGAATAAGGTTGTTGATGTTACCGTCAAGGGTGAGGTTCCCAAAATCAACGGTTGGTCGTTTATTGGGAAGCTGACGCATGATA